CCTCTGAGCGGCGATGTTCTTGATACCTGCCTGAATCGCAGCCTGAGTGTTCCTGACCACGTTCTCAAAGAAATCACCGAGAGGCTGATCATCCCCTTTGTATTTCTTCGGAGGAGCGACATTCGCAATTGAAGAGAACACCTTCGGGCCAGTGACCTCATCACCCTCAAAGTATTTGTACATGGGGAAGTAATCCCCGTGTTGTTTAAACTCTTGCGCTGCTTGAGGTGTGATGACTCCGGTGTCTTGCATGAACTTCACAAGCCCATCGTTGTACTTGATCCATTCCCTCTGGATGGTGACAAACTCAGGGAACCGCGCTTGGAGGGCCTGAGCATGGGCAATGTCAGCAGGTGTAAACGGAGTCAGCTTGCCCTGTGCGTTAAGACGAGCGCCTCGCTTAACCGTTGCCCAGAACTCATAGAGCCTGTAAACCTCAGGGTCACCATACTTGCCAAGCGGGGCAAAGACTGCAAGCGGACCCTTGATGGTGTTGTTCTGGTTGGAAACCTGAACCACTCCGTTCCGGTAAACAGGGATGCCACCCACCCGGTCATGGACCCCAAAGGCAGACGCAGTGATTCCTGCACCAAGATCAGAGAAGAGCGCAGCAGCTTCTGCGCTTTGATCAGCGAGCAGCCTTACACCACCCATCCTGTTTACATACTTGCGATCAATCTTTGATAGGTACTCATAGCGATTGATAGCTTGTTCCCTGAACCAAGAGAACCCTCGCGGGGAGATGGCATCCATCATCCTTCGAGCGACGGTCTTGTCTTCCCTGAACGCGATAGTGGCGTCTACACGGGTCAGGATGTTCTGCGGGATCTGCGAGCGGATGTTCTGCTTGGGAGTGCGAAGGCTGTAGCGGATGTCCGGGTTGGCTGGATCAAACGTGCCAATGTTGCCGATGGCTGATTTGATTTGAGTTGGCGAAAACACCGCCAAATTTTTAATTCCTTGTTCACTAATGTATGCGCCATCAAACCCGGCATCTTCAATAGAACCTAAAAAATCTTCAATATCCTGCCATTTTCCAGACTTGGCACCAACAGCAAATCGTTTTTTGTCAACCGGATCATCGAGCAGTTTTTGTACTGCTTTAATGTCAGAGGCGTTTTCAAAATCAAACGGCCGTTCTGCTCGCACATATACAGGCATTACGTTTGCGCCAGACGGACCTATAGGCACATCTGAGTCTGTAAAAAGCATATCGTCCATTGCAATTTTGTTTGCAAAAGACCTGCTTGGAGTAACAAAAACAGCCCCGTTCTTTGTTTTAAAAACCGAAAAGTCTTTTGTAGTCCCGTGGTACATCACCAACGGGTCGCCATTTTCATCTACAACTTTGCTGTCACCAAACCATTGTTTAAATGCTTTAGTGTCCGGGGAGCGAAGACTAAATTTAATGTCATTGATTGCTTCTGGCTCAACCGATTTTGGTTTTCTATCAAAACCCATTACCAATGAGCCTAAGTATTCTGGAGCGGCAATAATTTCTTCAACATCATTTGCTGCAATTACTTGCCCCGGAAGAGAATTGTACGCAAACAAAATGTTTTTGAGCGTTGGTTTGATCCCGGCTGATGTAAATATTCCACGAGCAACACTCGATTTAACTACGTCATCTAATTGAAGATCTTTTCCTTGATTGTCTTCATAACGCATTAAATAGCGTTTTATGCCGTATTGCTGAACGTCTTTTTTCCATACAGAAACAGCTTGTTTAATTCTATTTTCTCTGGATTCCGTATCAAGAATGCTGGAAGCCGTGCCTCTTGTTGCTGCGGTTCCAATCATAAAGTTTTGCCATACGCGCCAAAAATCATCAACTGATTTAATGTCAATTTTATTAAGCTGTTTTTCAAAAATTGAATTCCTCAGACTCCGTTTGATTTTATTTTGATTGTATTCTTCTCTTGTTCCCTCATAATTAACTGGAACGTCATGGTTTAAAACAACCATCATCCCCATGCTTGGAACGGCGTACCCATCATACCCGGCATCAATGACCGCGCTTTCAAATTCGTTTGACTCACCATTAACTTGATTATTGATCCGCTGCATCTCTGGTCCTGGACCAAGGATGTTCCCCATGTTTTGCGTGTAAACATACGGCCCCAAGCCAGTTTCGGGGGGTGGCATCGACCCATCAGGTTTTGCGACGTAAAAATAAACTCGCTTTCTGATGCGATCATCAAAGCTTTGATCGAGCCTTCTTCTTTCTGCTCCCCTTATTCCCGTTCCGTACTTGGATCCAGAAAGCTTATCCGTTCGGGTATTGCCATAGTGGACGCCAAAGTATTCTGATGCGTTTGGTTGCTTGGTTCCCAATATTAAGGCAGGAGACCTTGTATCTTCGCGGAGGCTATAACGAACATCACGACTGTCTGGCGCAATTCCTTCCGTCCATGTCCATTCAGGCATGAGACCTGTCTTTTGCTCTGCAAAGACAGTGTCCTCAAGCTTTGCCGTGCGATTGGTCTCTCCGTAGGGTCCGAAGTTCAACCAACTATTCTGCCCTCGGGTTTCACTGGTAATTGCGCCTACGGCTGGTCCTGTAAACAGTCGAGCGTGAGCTTGCCAAGCATTTTCTTCGCCTTTTGCACGGAATCCTGCACCCTCTAAGCCATGCCCAAAGGCATCATGAACTGCCCGGAACAGGTCGTTGGCTGTAACCATGTGCTCAACCCCATTCTGGTCAGGCCACCGCAATCCGGTGTCTTCTAGCATGGGATTGTCTTCGACAGCGGCTCCGGTTATTCCTTCGGTGCCGTAGCCATCATAGGTTCCGTATACGGCCATGCGCTTGTTTTGACGCAAGTCGCGCATTGCATTGAAAGGATTGCCGTCATATGGATCAGTGTCTTCATCAAAGAAGGTGAACTGATAGCCTGCGTCTACTAAGGCTTGGTACTGATCTTTTGTTTGACGAATTAAATCAGCATATGCTTCTTTAACGACAGGATCTTGAGGCGCATGAGGCATATCTGCGTATGCCTCCGCAATTCGTCGGGAACGGTCTTCATCAACTTCGACGTACCGAGCTTGACGTTTATACGGTATGCCTTTGCTTTCAGCATACCGCTCCGCAACTTCAACTAGTCGCGGGTCCGGTCCGGTTGCGCCTTGAACATTTGGCGCACCTTCAAGCGGCGCAAGGCTTCTGCCTTGATCCCGTCCTCTTCCGTCTCCGGTTCGTTCGGGTTGTACTTCTGCGCCTCTTTCATCGCCTCGACCGCTGGGTCGAACGGCAGGTTCTGTAGGTCTTGCATCTTGTTCTCCTTGTCTAATACTTTGTTTAGGTAGTCTACCAGACTCTATGATCCCTGTTGTTGCGCGAACTCCGGCAGCTCGCTCTCCAGCTCCGCCGGGAAGCTGTTCGGATCCTCGTCCGGGTACGCGATCTCCAGGTAGTTCTGTCGCGTAAGAGGAATCTGTTCTGCTTTCATTAGATCCAGCAGGGGATTTGACCCAGGCGGGATCTTCGATTCCTGAAACCAGCTTAGAGATTTGTTGACGGGCATCTTCTGCATTGATCTCTCCTTTTGCCACCTTGTTCCAGAGCGCGTCTACTTGAGACTTCAGTCTGGCTTGCTTTTGTTCTGGTCTAAACAGACCACGAATTGCTTCCCAAGTGATGGACTGCATTTCCCGAGGAAATACCCCAACCTCCTGAGCAGCCCGACGATACGCTTCTGCGTAAATCGCATACGTTCCGTACAGACCAGTGACTGCGCTGTTCTTCGTTCCCTTTCCTGCCTTGACTAGGATGTTGCCTTCCTTGTCTTTCTTGGCTGGTTTAGCAGAACCGAAGTTGTGATACACCTCAAGGTCAGATGACCCAAGAGGACGCATCAGCGCCGCTGCGACCGCATGGGTATCAATCGTAACGTCATCCCCCGCAAACGGCGCGATGATGTTGTTGTAAAAAGATCGAACCTTGTGGTTTTTGCCGATCAGGTTTGAGAAGTTTTCAAGATTGCTGTCCTGCATGATCTGAAGCGTTTTAACCATTGCCGCAAAGCTTTGTGCTCTCATGGCAATTGGCGCACCAGTTTTTCCGGATGCAATCTCGTTTGTAAATGTGCCTTCTGGAGTGATGACGCGAGCGGTCTGAGGATTGTGACCTTCGTCCCATGCCCTGATCCACACAGCCATCTTTGCCAATGACTTCGGATCTCCGGGAACGTACATCTCTTTCAGCGTCTTGCCTCTGTACTGTTTAACCGGAAACTTCTTGGTCCACGCTCGTTCCTTGAAAACACGATCCATCGCAGCATCCCAACGGAAATCTGCGTTAAACACAATCGCGTCCAAAGTTCTCTCTGCAAGAGATACGTTTTGGAACCAGTCTTTCTGCGGGCTCAACGAAGCAATGATTGCCGCTGCGGTCTCGGGCGGAATCCCATACTTTTGCGCCCAGCGGTGAGCAATTCGGTTGCCACCAACATACCAAAGCTTTGATCGATCCCGCAGGTTCGTATCCCAACTGTTGTACAACCAAAGAAGGTTGTCTTTCAGTCGATTGATGATTTGTTCCGCTCTTTGGTTTGGAGTGCCTTTGATGTCAGTAAAGTTTGGATACTTGGACATCAGGCCAATGTTGTATCTGAACGCATCAGGATCGCGTTTAAATGTTGCTAGGTCAGGCTGAAGCCTGATTGCAGCTAGAACATCCTCTGTAGCCTTTACTGCGGTCGGGAAGCGTGGGGAAATTCGCTTGTCATTCAACGAGCGTTGACGATCAATCTTTGGCGTATCTCTAAGACTTGCCTTCGGAGGCTCTGCTGCTTTAGCTTCAGCCTTCGACGGCAGCTTGCCCTCGTCAATCCGACCAAAGATGTCTTCTGCCGACAGGCTAGACTCATCCAAGAACGTCTTGAATGCTTTAAACAGGTTCTTCAGGCGGAAGTTGATCGACGCCATCAGGCCTGCTGGAGGACGAGTCTTGTTGAAGTAGCTAAACGCATCAGCGATTGCCTCTTCAATCAGAGCCTCTTCGACCTCCTGAGGGTTCTTGCCCTCAGCCTCAAACATCTGCTTGTAAGCCTCATAGCGTGAGACTTTGTCGGTGTATGGAGCATCCTTCAGGTAGGTCTGAACCCATTCCTGAGCGGCTTTGTTCTTCAGGGTTTCCCACTGCGCGGGGGTGAAGAAGCCCAGTTCCTTCAGCGCATGAATGGCTTCATGGCGCAGATCAACCAACGGGTTGTCGGTGTCATCAGCAAGTTTGATCAGGCGACCGGAGAACTCTCCCTTCGCTGCCATGTCCTTGACGATCTGAACGCTGACATCCTTCAGTCCATACTTGGACAGAAGACGCTTCATCAGACCTTCAAGCTGCTTATTGATTGCGTCAATCCGCTCTTTGGGAGTCTCAGGAGGTGAGACTTCTTGCGGAACTTCTTGCGGTGTTTCTTGAGGCTGTTCCTGCGCCTCTTCTGTCCGCAAGGATTGTTTGCGCTTGGCAAGCTCTGCCTTGACCTCGGCAGATGTAACTTCCTTTCCAAGGATCCTCTTGGCAACCGCAGATTGCTTCTTGATCCCAAGACCTTCCAGCATCTTGGGAGTGACAATGTCTTTGTCCGTTAGAAGACGAACAATCTTGTTGCCAAGATGTGTAAACGACTGTCCGCCTTCATATCGTTTTTCAACCGGGTGAAGCCCAACCTCAGGGCTGACCTGAGCGGGATAAACTCCAACCAGTTCATTGTTTGTCTTGCTTACGACCGCAACAAGAGGCTGTGCCCCTTCAGGAATCTGAGACCGATCAGAAACAGGCGCAAACATCGCACCAGTTTCATAGTCTTTCCTGTAGCCAAGCCTGACGGGGTTGCCACCAAACCGGTCATCCAGAATCTTGATGATGTTTTCAGGGCTTACATACAAAACGCTGTGAGGCGGATAGGTTGTTCCCTGTCCTTTACCCGGAGAACGCTTGGTGCGGATGGTTTCGCCAGCGTCATTGACCTCGTAGGTTGAGCCAAGCTCAGTCTCAAACCTTAGTGGACGAGGCTGTTCTGCTTCTCCTTCATCACGTTTTCCAGGAAGTCCTGTAGAAGCATCCAGTGATGCATCTGAAGGTGTCTGAGGCCCTCCGGGGGTTCCGGCTCCCAGTTGGTCAGAAACTGAAGCGCCTGCTCCATCTGCTCGTTGGTCAGTTCTAGGTGCATAGAAAGCACTCCCTGGTACTTGATCCAGAAAACCCTGGACCTGCTCAAGCATAACCCCGACAAGCTCTCTGCGCTGACTCGGGATGTCTTGTTCAAGCTCTTTGTTTAAAGTCTCAATAACTTTGGTCGCGTCATCCGGAGCGCCAAGGTTCTTCCCAACCAAGGATTCATAAAGCGGATCGGATTCGTTTAAACCCAAATCCTTCATGTCCTTGTAGGTGATGATGTTCTGGTAAGCGTTTTGCTGACGCTGAATGCTCTCAATGTTTAGACGCTCTTTGACACTGCTTGCAACTTGCAGAGCCTGATCGCGCTCAGGAGATTCAGGCAGTTGCTTGAGCCGTTCCTCGTACTGCGTCAGCAGTGCATAGCCAATCGGGTTGCCCTTTTCATCTAGGGACCCAGCAAGCTTGATCACATCCACATCAGGGATGATTGATTCTGGAACAGGAGGGGTCTTGAGCGACTCCCGTTCTGCGACAAGCCTCAGGATCGATTGCTCAATGGTTTCACCCGGAAGCTGTCCGGGCAAAGGCTCAGGGGTGGCTTTCTTGCTAAGAAGCGTTCCAAAGAACCCACCACCCAGAAGACCAAGACCTGCCGCAGCACCAACACCCTGAGTCAGGGATTGATTGGGGTCAACGGTCCTGATACCAATATTCTGAAATAATGCACCACCTGCCTCGTCAAGCGATTCAGCAGTGGCTTCGCCAAAACCGCCAACAACTCTACTAACCCCACCGGGAGCGCCAACAAGCCTTTGTTCAATAGCTCTTGCACCCGGAAGCTTTTGAGTGGCAAGAGAAATACCAAACGCACCACCAGCCGCTATACGGGCTGCGTTGTTCGCTTCTGACTCAGCCTGCTCTGGAGGCTTACCCTGAGCAATTGCAGCCTCATAGGCCTGTTTATACGCCTCTGAAGAGATGTCTGCGGACTGCATCGCAGCGCCAGTTCCAACGGCAGCAGTAACGCCTCTACGTTGAGCTTGAGCGACTGCTTGTTCGGCTGCTTCGCCAGTCAAACCTTGAGCTGTTGAAACGCCAATTTTTGCTGCCAACCGACCAATCAACATTGGCGGGAGGAAGTTCGGAACCTGTTCGGTCAGAAAGGTGCTGATCAGGGCTGGATCTTTGAGAGTCTCTTTGATCGCAGTCCCAAACTCAGAAAGAATCCCGTCTTTCTCAGCTTCGGAGATCGCCTGACTGCGAAGAGCTTCCCTGACCTTCAAACCCTGAGATTTGAGCCCCTCTCCAAACTCAGCAATAGCTTCTCCAGGAGAAGCGATAGCACTACCAAGTCCTCTTAGACCCGGAACAAGAGCAACTGCCTGACCGGGAAACGCAAGCATCCTGCCAGTACCCGAAACCAGCGCAGCACCAATGTCAGTTACTGCTTCTCCAGCGGTTCTTTCCGTTGAAGGAGCAATTGGAGCCTGTACAGGAGGAGCGTTTCTTTTCAGCGTCTCCTCTCTGGCAACCCGATTAATTACTTCATCGGGCGTGTCATCAGGAAAGCTGAGTCGAGTCCCGTCAAAGAGTTGAGCGTATCTCATCGAATTGGGTTTCCTGCGCTGTCAAAACTGAGGACATTTGATTCAACGCCAGTGTACCTGCTCATCTCCGATTGCAAAACCTGTTCAAGCTGCGGGATGTTGAATTCTGCGCGAGCCCTTTCCAGTTCTTTTCTGTAATCGCCAAGCTGCTTTTGCAAGTTCGGATCTTTATCAATTGCCTGTGCTCCACCTGGGCCATTGACGATCATCAGGAGAGTCTTGTATTTCTCATCAACTTTTGAGTTGACGCTCTTCAAGGCGTTGGTCAACTGATTTTGAAGTGCCGTAATCCTTTGAACCTGACGAGTATCTTCCTGCTGCCCGTACAGTTGCTTGAGCTTTGCCAGTTCAATAAGCTGCTGCGCCTGTCGATTGAGGGTCTGTGAAACAGCCTGTGCGTCAGCGTTGTACACATTCGCCAACAGCGTTCCAGTCACCTGCATCGACTTGGCAACATTGTCTGAATACTTGTCCATCTGGCTCAATGCTTCTTTTTCCAGAGCCTCTTGACGATCAAACTTGCCAAGCTGACGAGCCTGTTCCGCTTGCCTTAGCTTCAGGATAGAGTTGGCATGGTTCAGATCTGCCAGTGCATCCTGTTCGTCCCTTGCCTTGATGCCCATCCTCGCAACATCAAAATCGTTTCCACGGGTATAGAGACCTCGGAAGAATGCTCTCAGGGTGTCATACGCATCATCTTCCCTGCGCTTCTGGAGAAGAGCTTTGCGAGCAGCTTTTGCTTCTTCCAGAGCCGCAATACCTTCCCGTTCAAGATTGGGCATTCCTTCAATGGCTCTCTCTCGTTCATCAGAAATTTTCCTGATCCGTTCAATTCCAGCTTCTGGAGATGCCACAGCACCTTTTGCTTGACTGATAACGTCCTGCATTGTTGGCGCTTTAGGACGTTCGACTTGCAATCCAGCGAGTCGTGCTTCAAGCGCAGCGATCCCGTCTTCTTTTGGGGGAGCGGGAGGAGTGCTTCGTCTAGGGGCGACAACAGGTTCGGCAGATGAATCTGGAACAGGAGGTGCTTGCGGAACAGGGGCTGCTTGCGGGGTTTGAGCAGCAGGAGGAGTTGGAGCAGTAAGCCTTCCAGACATGACATCAAGAATTTCTGGATATGAAAGCGCACTTCCTCTTTGCTTTTCCAAAGCCGCAATAATTTTTTCCGCTTGCTCTTGCGTCGGCTTAACAACTTCACCTGCAACAACAGGCTCTCCAGTCTCTAAGCCCATTAAACTACCTGGAAGGCCCGGACCGCCGCCCTGTTGGAATCCAATGATCCCGCCGTCCGCAAACTGTTTGCTGTAAGAAAGACCAAACTGCGGATCTCTCGGTGAATACCTCGGGATGGTTGCGTTTACACCAACCCGTCCTCCAGCTAGAGGTCGGGAGTATCCCGCCATGATCGCTTGCAAATCACTAAGCGTACCCATTGCTCCAAGTGAAACCTCTCCGTCCCCAATCCCTTTAGATGCCAACAGTTGAGCGATAGTCGGATTGCCCTCTTGCATCGCAAGCCCTGCCATCAGCTTCATGTCACCAAGCTGTTTCAGGTATTCAAGAATCAACTGCTGATTTTCTTTGTCAAATTGTGGGCTAGGAGTTTTCCTGACCCCGGCGCGGACAGTTCCGCCATCATCAAATCCGACGATCCCGCCGTCTTTAAACTGCATATTTACAGGCAGACCACCAACGCCTTGTTTGAGCATCTGCGCCGCCATCTGTGCAACGGCTTGTGGATCTTGAGCCATTCTTTGCTGTTGCTGCGCCTTCTGCATCATCATGGCGTTGGCAATCCCTGCCTGTTTGCCAGCCTGAGCCATGCCTTGTTGCATGACTCGATTGGCGACAGTAGGCTGTTGCCCCTGAGGGCCGGGAGCAGTTGGTGCGGCTGTGTTTTGCAGAACAGCCGAAGCCTGCATCAGGGCCTGAAGTCCGGTGGGGATGTTTTGCATGATTTCGGCTATTCGTTTAGGGCTTGTTGATGATGTTGTCGTTTATCCACTTGACTAGCTGACTTGCCTGATCGGCTGAAATGCCAAGCTGCTGTAACGGCGACAGGTTTGCTGATGTGCTTGTAGTGCCAGTCGGAAGACCACTGATCAGGCTCTGAGCAAACTGAACCTTCTTGTACGGGTCTTCACGTTCTTGTTCAAACGCAGCTTTCTGAGCGTTGATCATCTCTTGTTCAATGCCACGCTCATCTGCTCCTGCTTGACGCATCGCATTCAAATCAGCAATTTCCTGACCCTGCTCTTTGAAGAACGCTTCCATTGCGCGGTCGTAGGCATCTTTGTAACCCTGACCAGTCACCTTAGCTTGTGCATCTAACAGGTTCCTGACTCCCTCGGTCCGAGCTATTACATCTCTTGCGCCGCCAAACGCACCTGAGCGTGTAAACTGAGATTGCAATCGTTGTTGATTGATCTGATTCTGCCTATCCAATTCTGCAAGCTGAGGCTGTAGGGCTCCTTGCAGGAACGGGTTCATGAACTTGCCGGGATCAAACTGTGTCCCGCCAATGTTCTCTGCCGCATTAAACGCTTTCTGTTGGATCGGACTAAGTCCTGCGGTCAGCGCACCTTCATAGGCCTGATAAGGCTCTTTTGACAGGGCCATTCCTCGACCGAGGTAGTCGCTGGCAAAATCACCAATCCAGTTGGAAAGATTTCCTTGGGTCACATTGCCGGTCGGTGCGGAGGTTGTGACACCAGCGGGAGCGGTAGTGGTTACCCCAGACGAAGGAGTTCCCCCATCCTTGAACCTTTGCACTGCACCACCTTTTGCATAAGCAGCGATGCCGCCGGGAGTGAATTTCTCCGGATCGATTTCTTTACCTTGCTTCTTGTTTCCTGTTCGCGCTTGGCGAACCCTGTCCATCATCTTGTACAGAACCTCTGCGCCTGCATCAGAGTTTCCGTTACCAAGATGACTGACCACATCCGCAGGGATGACAAACTCACCATGAGACAGGGCAGCAGGCTGTTTGCCATCAATAGAAGAGGGAATCTCATCTGCCATGCCATCAGTCTTGCCGCGAAGGTAACGCCCTTCTGCAAGGCCCATAAGACCACCCTGTGCGACGGTTTTAACAGGCCCGCTCGGATATGGCATAAGCTGTTCAGGGGAAAGAATCGGAGTTGGTGTAAACGCAACTTTTTCTGGCGCGTCAATTTCTCTAACTGTTGGCGCAGTGTTGATTGCGTTTGCTATGTCTGAACTCTGATTCGTACCACTTGCAATGCCGTTTCCAAGGTCACCGGATTCTTCCTGTGTTTCAGTTGATGCAGGAGGGGCAGGACGATCAAACTTGATGTCAGTGAAATAACGCTGACCCCTCACCGGAGCAGTTGATCGCTGATATGGCGTGTAAGCAGGCATGGGCTTGCGCTCACGGTTTGCCGTGATGTTAGTCGGGATAGTGCCTTGCCATCCGCCACCCTGGGGCTGACCAAAGCTAGACATCCCAAGCCCTGTGCCGAGCAGAGTAATGACGCCCTGAGGACTGGTTATAAAGTCCCCGAGCTTGTTTAACAGTTTGCCAACGTCCCCACTAAACAGCCCTGAGTTGCTTGGATTAATAATGTCCGTTGCGTTTGTTGAAGTAATTTCTCCTGCTGCGTCGCCGACAAGCATACTGCCGTCGTCAAACATCTGGATAAAACTACCATCATCAAAATATTGAATGCTCATTTTTTAACCCTGCTTCTGCTGACGCATTGCGTACAGTGTCGGTGAGAATGCTTTGGTTACATCAAACTCTGGAACTTGTGCATATTGTACGGATGGTTGTGCAATCCCGGTACCCGCTCCTGATGGTGTTCCACCCGGCATTTGTATCCCCTGCGGGCCTCCGCCAAGAAGGTTTTGAATTGCTTTCCCGGCGATAAACTGACCGACAGGATTGCTAAGAATAGACTTGATACCTGCGCCTGCTGTCATGCCCGCAATTGATAGTTGATCCGATAGACTGAGCTTAGGCATCCCGCCATAACCAGCGGTTGGGTCTCCAAGAGTGGGGTCAAGTGGCGGCGGAGCACCGGGAGGCGCTACTTGAGTCTCCAAGGCCGAAGCTGGGTCGAATGTGCCCGAATAAGGTTCAGGCGCAGTGGGGCCGCTTGGCAAATCTTCAATACCAAGGAACGGATCAAATCTAGTAGCGTTAAACAGATCAGGAGACGCTACATCAGGCGTAGGCGCACCAGATCCACTAAATACGTCGTCAACGTATTTGTAATCTGATGGTATTACCGGGCTTTCTGCAATGATCTTTTCAATTCCAGTTGTTCCGGCAGGAATGTCTGAGTTTCCAGCGACTAATTCATCTACCAGTGTAGATTGTGCCAATGACGGATCAAAAGTTGGAGCGGTTCCGCCGCCTACATTACCTGTAAACAATTCATCAACAAACCCAGCAGGGGCTGTATACCACGCATCTGCGGGGACGACATCGGTGATGTCAAATTGAGCGCCGCCACCTAATAGTTCTTTGATGCCCGACGCCTCAATTGCCTTCGATGTAACAAAAGACAGCGCAGCGGCTTTTAACGCATCCTTCCAATCACCTTCACCATAAGAAGCTTTTGCGCCAGCAAGGGCGGCAGCAATCCACGGGTTCCCGCTAAGTGTCCCAAGTATCGGAGCAATTGGACTTTCCCAAAAAGAATTGGTAGCTCTTTTCCAACTAGACGGTTCTTTGTATGCCTCTTGGAAGTACATCGGCATACCAGCGTCATTGAAGTCAATACCATACCCAATCTTGACGCGATCAGCAGCCCCTCGGCTTTGAAGGATGTTTTCTCTGCCTTCGTATTGTCCGTACTGATCAACAACAAGTGGCTTGCCTGTTTCGGTATTGACGTATTGGGTTCGTGGGACTTCTACATAGCCTGATGGATCGGTTTTGCGATACCCACCATATCCAACCGTACCTTCCCCATCCAAACTAACTTGAAGATTAGGGTCCCAAACTAATTCAGATGATTTGAAATCTTTGATATTGTTTGGGTTTACTGTAATGGGCTCTCCGGTTTTAGGGTCGTTGTAGTAGTAACCCGTATCGTATCGATTCTCCTCTCCGCTTGCGTATGCTTGGTAACTTCCATACTTAATTGGAAACTTGTCCGCTACATTTTCTTTCTTAACCTTATAAATGTCCGTGATGCCTGACTCAGCAAGCTCCTGAGCCATCAGCACCATGCCCTCATTTGCCGTCAGGTCAGAATGCGGTCCATATAGTTTGTTTGCAGCCTCTGGATTAACCTTGGCAATGCGATCCCGCTGATCTACAAGCTGGTCGTAGATTTTTTTGCCTGTCTTGTCTAGGTCAAGATATTTGTGGCGAGCGCTTAAAGACTCATTCATGGCAGGTGTGCCCATCAAGTCTTCGGGAGAAATCTCCACCATCGGTGCTGGTGCAAAAAGATTGCCACCGGCGGCATCTACAGGGCGCAAGCTTCCAATGTTAGTATTTTGGATTTGCCCCAAGACTTCTTGTAGCTGTCTCTCCATTTCCGGGTCCATGTCTTACCTCAAGTCAAATCGTAGAACTCAAGTTCTACGATGAGCAATTATTGGGTCAAATCATAAAACGACAGCGATCCAACAGCATCGCCAGTTGTTGCACCAGAAACAGTTCTGACTGCCACTGTGTAAATGTCACTTACACCAGCAATCGAAGCGCCCAACTGCAAATCAAAGTTGTACCCCGTTGTAGCAGCCAGTCCGGGTGTGCCTCCAGCACCAGAAGCTGTCGTATAGTCTGTCTGGACAATCGACCCGCCCGTAGTCGCAGTGGCAGCAACATCAAACTCAACATTAGAGTCGGTGGGTACAGCAGACCAAGAAGCGCCCGTCAGGGTTGGGTTCTTGATCAGCGCCACTTCATAGTTCTGACTCGTGGTTGGCAGCACCTGTACTCGATTGGGGAGCACAACCGCTCCTGTTCGCCCAGATGCCAAGCGGATAGACACCAAGGGCAGGAACGTCGTTCCAATAGTCGTCAGTACACTCGTTCTACGCGCCACATGATCAATAGATGTCTGCTCAAATCCGCCCTCTGATACCACCGAGCAGCAAATTGCCTTCATCGATGCCGCAACCGCAGAAGTGGTAACAATCTCATACCTGACCGGCAGGATTGCTGTGGTCATGTAAACGTTCGTAATTTCGTTGGCATTGTTGAACGTGTGGCAGGTGATGTATTCACCATTAATGATGAACCCGCAACGAACAGAGCCAACACCCAACCACTCAAAATCCATCCACAAAATCTGCGCCTTAGATGGATCAAGCGTATAACCTGATGCCCCGTTACCATTGAGCTTGTCACCATTCCAGTCGCTTTGGTTTACGGTTCTAGCGTTCGATACAGAGCCGGTGACATAAGAGCGCAGCACAAACGAATAAGTGCCATCCACCCTTTGGAAGAAGACCCCGTTCTGATCGTTGTAGTAGCCCACCCTTTGGGTGAGGTTTAAACTCATGCTGCTGTCCATTACGAACGTAGCAAGCACCAGCAAACCTTTTCCGGGTTGGTACGGAAACGAACGATATGACTGCCGAAGTACCGAGCCTACGCCTGCCCCAGTAACCTCCATCTTGACCGCAGCTTCGTTGGTCAGGAAGGTGGTAGTTCCAGTGCCGGTCGTAGAAACATCAAACTGATTGTCAGCCGCGTAGCGGTTTTGGCTGTCGAACAAAGTATAGGGTTGACTGACACGCATCCGACCAAATGCGTCGGCAGCAGTGCCAGCAGCGTAAATCCCGTATGGACCTTGAGCAGCCACAAGTTCCCTCAAAACATTATCAATCTGGTTGAAGTAGATCCGGAGGATGTTGTTGTATTGATTTTGATACTCGTTGCTGTATTGAGTTGGCGGAAGAGGAAGTGCTGGAGCCTTAAAGTTGTAGGTAAGGTTGTTCATGGACCACCCGCAACTCCATAACCTGATCCGCTTCCATCAGGCTGCAAATCTAAACGCATCGAGCCCAACTGCCACCGGACGCCCAAAGCCGAGGATTCAAAACGAACTGCAATTTGACGACCCCTTAGTCGGATATAGACTTGCCCTGTGAAGGCTTCTATTGGCACGGTTGCCGTGCGGACTACGGTCGCATCTGCGTTACTGGATGTTCCACCTATCGAGGCGGGGGAGATATACCCTGATCCAGAGTTAGCAAGAGGTTTGAGCGTAAGAGTACCAGAAGGAGATACAGCAGTCGATCCCCTGAATGTCACATCAGGGAGAACTCGCCTCACAAACATGAAATTGTCGCCATCATCCAGGTCTGTCTCAGCAGATTCTATATATGACTCAATAGGCAACGGAGTTGCTGTTTCATTGTCATCAACCCCAAATTCATGATCTACAAGATTGTTGCTGTAGGTTGCAGCAATCGGGTAGACAAGAATTCCGGAATCAAGCCAAGCCGTTCGACCAAGAGTTCCGTAGTACCAAATGTCCTCAAGGTAGTTGTAAATGACGTATCGGTCAATTACTTCCGAGTTGGCACTAGGATAAAACCACCAGACCTCGTTGAAACCTTCATTTGTTCCAGAGCAGATTTGCTGGAACTGATTGATGTTGATGTCTGAGAAGACATACTGCCGAAGGTTGCAGTTGAGGGTCTTAGTTGTTCCGCTGTAAACGTAGAACTTGTCCACGCCCATCCAGAACGCCACACCGTTTGCGTAAGCGACTGCGTTTTGACTGGTAATTGAAATGTTTTCACCGACAAGCTGAGCGCCCCAGCCAACAGGAGCACCTAGGTTTTGGAGCGCATACAGCGCCGCATCAGTCCAAACTAGAACTTCCTGACGGGCTTGTATGGCTGTGATGATCTGCGAACCCCTGGACAGCCGCAGACTACCTGCTTGGTTGGTTGCAGAAGGAGTCCAGTTCAGCGCATCTTCCTGATCCGACCAGCGGATCAGCATGGGGTCAGCAGTAGATCCGCCATAATCATTGCAACCAAATGCAAAGACAAACCTGCTCACATCCGATACAAGCAAATAAT